AGTTTTTGCCCAAGGGAGGTTCGCTAGATTATGAGGATTTCCAGTTGTTTCTCAAGCGGTTACGTAAGTTCGCTGCTAAGACGGGTCATAAAGTTCGTTTTTTTATGGGTGGTGAATACGGTGAGAATGGTTTTCGCTGTCATTTCCACGCCATTCTGTTTAATTGGGATTTCGAGGACAAGGTTGTTCACCAGGTCCGTGATGGTCGTCCGCACTTATGGACTTCCCCCACCCTTGACAAGTTATGGGGTAAAGGGTTTGCGACGATCGGTGAGGCCACTTTTGATAGTGCTGCCTATATCGCCAGGTATATCGTTAAGAAGCAATACGGCGTCAATGCCGAATCCCACTACACGCGTGTGGACCCCAATACCGGCGAGATCATTTATTTTCGGCCGGAGTTCGCGCATATGTCTCTTAAGCCTGGCATTGGCTACGGGTGGATGCACCGTTTCTGGCGAGATGTGTATGACGATCTTAAAGTCGTGTCCAGAGGTGTTAAGTGCCCAGCCCCGAAGTATTACGTGAAGTATCTTGAGAAGCATGCTGAAGGTATTGATGTAAAGCAGCTGGAGGTTAAGCTGCAGATGGGCAAGCTGTGGCGTGATAACACGCCTCGGCGTTTGCAGGACAAGGCGCATGTCGCGTCGGCGCGCCTTGGTTTGAGTAGACGTTCTCTTTGAGGAGTTATATTATGGCTATTCAGGTAATTGTTGCGGTTCGTGATTCGGCTGTTGATGCTTTTATGCGGCCTGCGTTTGTGCCCGCTGTGGGCGCTGCGGTGCGTGGTTTCGGAGATGAGGTTTCCCGTCAGGATAGTGAGATGGGTAAACATCCCTCTGATTATGAGCTGTTCGAGCTCGGTAGCTATAACGACATCGACGCGTCGTTTCAGCTGCTGGAGAAGCCTCGTTCGATTGCCCGTGCTGTAGATTTCGTTAAATAGTTGGTTCCCCCCGAAAGGGGGGTTTTTTTTGGAGATTTTTTATTATGATGAGTCACAAAAATCGTTCTGTTGATGTGCACCAATTTGCGATGGTGCCGCGTGCGGATATTCCGCGTTCGTCGTTTGATATTCAACATACTCACAAGACGACGTTCGATGCCGGCTACCTTGTGCCGGTGTATGTTGACGAAGTGCTTCCAGGTGATACTTTTCGGATGAATATGACGGCGTTTGCTCGTTTGGCTACGCCGATCTTTCCGGTGATGGATAACCTTCACTTGGATTCTTTTTTCTTTTTCGTACCTAATCGGTTGCTCTGGTCCAATTGGCAGAAATTTATGGGTGAGCAGACGAACCCGGGTGATTCAATTTCCTATGTGGTTCCGACGTGCACTAGTCCTGATGCGGGGTATACCGTTGGTTCTTTGCAGGATTACATGGGTTTGCCGACTGTGGGTCAGATTCCTGGCGGTAATGCGTTCACTCATAACACGTTGCACTTGCGTGCTTATAATTTGATCTGGAATCAGTGGTTTCGGGACGAGAATCTGCAGAATTCTGTCGTTGTTCCTATTGGTGACGGTCCAGATACGGCGAGTGATTTCACGTTGCTTCGTCGTGGTAAACGACATGACTATTTTACTTCTGCTTTGCCGTGGCCCCAGAAAGGCGCGTCTGTCAAGTTGCCTCTAGGTACTTCTGCGCCTGTTGTGTGGCCAAGTGTGTCTAGTGCGCCGTTCAATGTTACGAGTGCTGTTGATGGTTTGCCTTATCGTATGACTGTTCAGGGCAATAATATTGTTTATCCTGGTGCTCAAACTGATGATCACAATACTTTGGTTGCTGATCTTAGCCAGGCGACAGCTGCGACCATCAATCAGTTGCGTCAGTCGTTTCAGATTCAGAAGTTGCTTGAGCGTGATGCTCGTGGCGGAACTCGTTATACAGAGATTATCCGCGCTCATTTTTCGGTCGTATCCCCAGATGCGCGTTTACAACGTCCTGAGTATCTTGGCGGCGGCACCACTCCTATTGTCATTAATCCTATTGCGCAGACTGCCCAGACTGGCCTTACTGGTGGCACGACTCCTCTCGGTACTCTTGGCGGTATTGGTACGACCGTTGCTAATGGTCATGGGTTTACTCAATCGTTCACTGAGCATGGTGTAATTCTCGGTCTTGTTTCGGTCCGTGCCGATCTGAGTTATCAGCAAGGTCTTCGTAAGATGTGGTCGCGTTCTACGCGCTATGACTTTTATTTTCCGGCTTTTGCTATGCTTGGTGAGCAAGCGATTCTGAACAAGGAAATTTATTGCACTGGTGGATCCTCGGATGCTCAGGTTTTTGGTTACCAGGAGCGTTGGGCTGAGTATCGTTATCATCCGTCTCAGATTACTTCGCTTTTTCGCTCTACGGCGTCGGGTACGATTGATGGTTGGCATTTGGCGCAAAAGTTCACCTCGCTGCCGACTCTTAATTCCACGTTTATCCAGGACACGCCTCCGGTCAGCCGTGTTGTTGCGGTTGGTGCTGCGGCTAATGGTCAGCAATTTATTTTTGATTCGTTTTTTGATTGCAAGGTTGCTCGACCGATGCCGATGTATTCTGTTCCTGGCATGATCGATCATTTCTGATCATGGGAATGTTTGATGGTTTGTTGGGCGTAGCCGGTGGCATGCTTGGTGGGGCCGTCGGCGGCCCTACTGGTGCGTCTATTGGATCTGCGTTGGGTTCTGGCCTTGGTGGTTATCTTGGTCAAGAGGATACGAATCGTGAGAATCGCCGCGCTGCGGAGGCCCAGATGAGTTTTCAGGAGAGGATGTCGGGTACCAGTTATCAACGGGCCGTCAAGGATATGGAAGCGGCCGGTCTGAATCCGATGTTGGCATATAGTCAGGGCGGGGCTGCGGCCCCGACTGGCGCTACTTATACCGCGGGGAACAAGTATTCCGCGGGGCAAGCGGCTGCTGATGCTGCTGCTGAGCTCAAGCTGAAGCAGCAAAAGCATACTATTAATCGTCCTGATGAGATTAAAGGTGAGCTTGCGGATAAGGCCTATAAAGCTGTTACTGATGATTTGTTGCCTAAGGTCGGTGATATGTTGGAGAAGGTTGTTTCTGCTGTTACCAGGAAGGAACAAGATCCTGCGCCTTCGGCGGCTGCGGCTGTGAAAGACGATCATGCCGAGCGTGTCGAGAAGTATGAGAAGTGGATCAAGGCCAAGCAAAATTCTGCTGCTGCCGTGGTTCGTCGTTTTAAAGGTGCTCATGAGAGGGCTAAAGAGATTATTGCAAATGAAGAGTCTGCTTCTTCTATGCCCTCTGCTCGTGAACAGGCTCGTGCTTCTGGCCGTCGTTTAGGTACTTTGGGGCGTCAGCCCCGTTGGGCGCCCGAGTATGGGCGTGGTGATTAATTTTTCTATTTTTCCGTAGTATTTCAAAGGGTTATTCATGAAAAATTCTATTGTTTTTGTGCGTTCTGCTTACAATTATGACCGTGACGCGGTCTCCCACGAGACTGGTCTTGAGTGTTTGGACGGGTCGAAGACCCAACAATCGTTTGCCGAGGAGGCTGACATTAATACGATTGTTACGAGGTTCGGTGTGACTGGGCAGTTGCCCCCTCCGGCTCGGCTGCCGAGCTATGGCGACTTCGAAGGCGTCTGGGATTACCAGAGTGCCCTCCATGCTCTTAAAAACGCGGAAAACGCGTTTATGGGCCTTTCAGCGGATATCCGTAAGCGGTTTGACAACGATCCGGCGCTGTTCGTCCAATTTTGTTCGGACGATGCCAATCGTGAGGAGGCTATTAAGCTGGGCCTGATCGCCAATCGGCCTGAGGCTTCTTTTACAAACCCGAAACCGGAGGTTTCGTCGGGTCAGAATGACCCGTTGGTTGGTGGGAACACCGCCGGTTAGGACCCCGGCTTTGCGCCCCACGGCGCTACCTGGCACAGTTTTTTACTTGATGTAACTGTGCTAGGTGACACCAAACCTGATATTATTCGGTTGTGTCTCCTTTTTTTTAAATCTTTTTGAAAGGTTTTTTTATGAGTCCCCTT